TATGGAAGCGAAATAGGAGTTGATCTTATAAACTATCCAGAAAGGGCAAAAGATCCCGAAATAAGCACACGCATAGCCCTACAATACTGGAAGGGTAAAGATCTAAATGGTTATGCTGATATATGGAATCTTGACGAGATCACAAAGCGAATTAATGGTGCAGCAAAACTTCATCACGACAAACGAGTAGCCCTAACAGAGAAAGCACTAAAGATATTAACGGAGACAAACTAAAATGAAAATTACATTATTGCAAACAGATGTTGTCCTACCACCCCCAATCTATAAGAACAGCCTAACAACCGTACCCGATAAGGTAAGCCGCACAACAGGATTGGTAAAAGCCATAACACGCCAAGAGGGCGGCATAATAAAAGTGGAGAGCATAGAAGGAATAATATATTATATATCTCCAGCATCAATACAATATTGGCAAGAGGAATAAAGCATGTCAATAGAAAAGGATCCCCAATACATAGCACTACCAGAGACACATAAAAAGTTTATCAACAATCTATACCAAGGTCAAAGTGCAACTGAAGCATACAAGGGAGCTTTCCCAAATGCAAGCAGAGCAACAGCAGCAACCCGTGGAGGGAATCTAAAAAAGAAGTATGAACCCCTATTCCAGAAACACGCCCTTGTTCCCTCCATAGCCCTTGAAAGAATTGCAAGCAAGACGCTAGAAAATTTACAAGCTATGGCATTTGCAGATCCCAAAGATATGATGAGGGGTAAAAGTTTAAAACCTATTAGCGAGATGCCTGAAGCCCTACGGATGGCAATAAGTGAAGTTCAAGTAGATGGGGATCGGATGAGTTTTAAGTTAGGAGGGCGTATAAAAGCTTTGGAGATATTAGCCCGTATGTGCAACATGGGTAATGAGGGACAGGAAGTAGCAGTAAAGATTATGACAGACGAAGAAAAAATAGGTAAATTAAGGGAATTGGTGGTTGCAGTCCGTAAGCGTGAAGGGTTAGATGAAGAGTAAAATGAATGGTATTCAGTATTAAGAAAATTAATATTTGCCTTATATTACAGTATATTACGAATGCAACCGCTTGTCAAGCCCTATTTTTATAGTGTTTTTGTAAGCAACACTAAAATAAAATTGTATAAACCCCTATATTTCGTGTAGATTCTGCTTGACAACCCCGTGCCAAGGGGCTATTATGGTAGTATGGGAGAGCGGTTGCCCCCGTAAAGGGGAGAGATCCCTGCCAATTGAGCCTTGGGCGAGATTGGCAGGGATAGTTATTTATATTGTATATCAGTGGTCATAGCCACAGGATAGGACAAGGTTCCCCCCCTGCCCCAAGAATACCACAGGAGACACAGGGAGTCAAGAAGGGAAATAATTTGTATAGGTGAGCGTGAGGAACATGGGGGTTCTGTTCCCCCTGTCCCACTATACCACGCCCCCTTCGGCGTGTCAAGTGGAAGATGGGGCTTGACTCCCCACATGGGCTGTGGCATACTGTTCTTATAGGAGGCAGGGATGCGTTGGGAACACAAGAAAAATATTATCACCAAGACAATAGAAGAATTAAACATCCAGAACAAATTAGATAGAGAAGATCCCAAATGGATTGGCGTTAGTCAGAACTGGATAGTTATAGGTGAGCGCATCGGTTGCCACACATGGCGTAGTGTAATAAAAAATATGATTCGTTATAGCAACGAAACTGGATTAACAATATATTGGGAAAGCGATAAGGGTAAGCTGTATTGGGATCGTGCATAAGAAGTCCTTGACCGCAGGGCAGCGTGGTGGTATAGTAGGTACAGTAGGTCGCAGGGAGGCGACAAGGGATGGCTAAATACACACTTAACGAAACATATTTTGTAAGGCATGACAAGGTTTGGGAAATCAATATTCCCGATGAACTCCTTCAGGAATACATGGAAGAAAACGCTATTGAGGATAAGGAGAAGGGCATCCATGATTATATGTGGAGCTTTGAATGGGTGGATGAAAAGAACAATAAATTAATTATTCACGATGACACTGAAGATCCTTGTATTGGCACTGAATTAGATTGGGAGTTGGCTGAAGGCGAGGCTTGACAGGCAGGGGCAGTAGTGGTAGAGTAGGTACATAAGCTGGCACACAGCAGGAGACAGGGATGAATAATAATAATACTTATGGCTACGCAGCAATCCGATCGGATGGTAGAGTTATTGATTGCCACTATGGTAAGCACAATTATCCCCATACACAAAACTGGTTGCACTCTATGCTTGGAACTAAAGAAGTTAAAATTGTATTCTCCAGTACCGAAGGCTGTGGTATTGGGGTTGCGGACGATGCGAACCTTCCAATAAATAAAGAGTTTCCTCCACATCGTGGAACTATTATTCTTATGGGAAATCCAAAGATGGTTAAGCAGATGCAGCAGAATGTAGGAGGTGATGCCGCTTATTACGATATGTTAGATCGTCTTGCTGCAAGTGGTATTCCTGTTTCTTATTAAATGCAACTTTAATAGGAGAAAAGGTTGGAGGGCATCTAATTATAAGTATGATAGAAGAATTAGAAGAGATATGGGATAGGCTGACACCAGCAGAACGCAAACTTGTAGAAAGCCTTATAAGCAATCCTACCTATCCAGATATATTAGGTGATTCTTTTCCCTGCCAAACACGCTTTATAAAACATAAAAGTAAGATGAAAGCCCTGCTTGGGACACGCCGTATGGCAAAGTCCTATACTGCGGGGCTTTATCTTTTAAAAACTGCTATTGAACGCAAAGGCACAAGCTCCGTTTATATTGGTTTAACCCGTGATCAAGCAAAGCGTATTATGTGGCAGGATGTATTTAAAAGTATTCTACAGAAATACGGTATTGCTGCCAAGTATAATGAAACTGAATTAACAATTACCCTTGACAACGGCAGTATTATTTATATCCTTGGTGTGGATGACAGCGAAGCAGAGAAAGATAAATTACTTGGTAAGAAGTATGCCCTTTGCATCATAGACGAAGCAGCATCCTATACAATTGACCTACACAGCCTTATCTATAAAGTATTAAAACCTGCTTGCTCCGACTTGGGTGGCACTATATGCCTTATAGGAACTCCAGATGATCGCAAGGGTGGAATCTTTTATGAATTAACCCGTGATGTTCCTGTAAGCCCTCCACAAAAGATTGATCGTATGGGTTGGACTGTATTTACTTGGACTACAAACGATAATCCATTTATGCGTAAGGGTTGGGAGGAAACAATAGCGGAGCTAAAGGCTGCTGATCCCTTTGTTGAAGAACAAAGCTGGTTCCAACAGCATTACCTTGGCAAATGGACTGTTGATGACAGCAGTAAAATATATCGTTATAACAGCGAGCGTAATGCTTGGGATGGCATCCTTCCAGATTATGGTTGGAAGCGTTGGAATTATGTTCTTGGCATAGATTTAGGTTTTGCTGATGCAACTGCGTTTGCCCTGCTTGCCTATCACGAAAATGATCCCCACACATACATAGTTAAAAGCGATAAATGGCGTGGCTTAACAATCACTGACACAGCAAATAAGATTCGTGAATGGATGAACGATTATCCAATAGATCAGTTTGTGGTTGATGGTGCAAATCGTCAAGCTGTAGAAGAAATTGTTCGGCATCATGGATTGCCACTACAAGCAGCAGATAAACGGGATAAGGTTTCGTTTATACGCATAATGAATAGCTCCTTTGTTTCTGGTAAGCTGCGTGTTTATCCTCCAGCTAATCTGCATTTAATTGAGGAGTGGGATAAAACAATATGGAATAAAAAAGCTCTTGAGAAGGGCATCTACAAGGAAGATGGTTCCTACCATCCTGATGCCGCTGACGCAGCCCTATATGCCTATCGCTTTTGTTATTCATATGCTTCCGTACCACTTGAGGATTGGCAGCGTATAGGGAGTGATCTGGAGCGGGAACGGGCAGAACTTAATGCTCGCTTTCGTAAGGTAGAAGAAAATGAAAATATCCTACTGGAAGGCAACGATTACTTATTTTCTTAACTTTTGAGTTTTGTGGAACTAATTAATAAAATGAAAATAAAAGAAATACTTCAGCTTGATATAGAACTACTTGTAAGTTTGATGCGTAGCAGTGGCATTAAAAGTTTGTCATGCGGTGAAAGCTCAATTGTTTTAGATTCTCCTGCCCCAATTGCTGGCACAGTGGAACCAAGCAACTTTGAAGATGAAGCTCCAAAAGAGAAATTGGCTTGTGGTCATTTCTTTTATGAAAGCAACGAGCTTGGTGAGTGTTTCCACGGCTGCGATTCTACCAAAAAAGAGGAATAGCGTATGGATTATAAGAGTTTTAAAGACAACAGCGATAAAGCTGTTAATGCAAATAAAAAAATTGTTCGCAATACAAAGGACACAAGCAACTATTCCCCACAAAGCATTTGGTGGATGGGCGGCAGCGATTATGATGTATTAGATGGCGTTAAGCAAATGGTTGCCCTATTGGAGCCTGATGTTCAAAGCCGTATTGCACGATATAGAATAGAATCCAGATTATACGGTATTACAGATTACTTTGCAAACTTATTCCGTAGCCAAACAACCTCTTGGAATCAACCACAGGTACTTCCAGATCGTTTAACGATGAATATCGTTCAAAGCAACTGCGATACTCTACTATCAAAGATCAGTAAAATAAAACCCCGTGCCAGATTCCTAACAAATGCTGGTGGGTTTAAAGCTGTTAAGGCTGCAAAGAAGCTTGGCTATTTTAGTGATGGCATCTTTCAGGAAAACGATATTTACAGCATTAGCCGTTCAGTTATTCGTGATACGCTTGTATTTGGTGATGGCTTTATCCATACCTATAGCGAAAATGACCGTGTAAAACTTGAGCGTGTTATTCCATATGAAATCCTATTGGATGAATTGGAATGCGTTGGTGGTGGCACTCCAACGCATATGTATCGCCTAAAGCTTGTTTCCCGTGATGCCCTCATGGATATGTACCCTGACAAGCGTGACAAGATTGCAGAAAGCATGCAATTGTTTTCTATCAATCTACACCAAACAAGTCCAGCAACAGATCAAATAGAAATATTAGAAGCTTGGCATCTTGGCACTGGTGAGGATATGAAAGAAGGCAAGCATTTACTTGCTGTTCCAGATTGCATCCTGCATTATGGTGATTGGAAGGAAAAACGCTTCCCATTCTCAAGAGTTTCTTGGACTCAACCATTTAGCGGCTATTGGAGCCAAAGCCTTGCAGAACAATTAAAAAGCACACAGCTTGAGCTAAATAAGCTACTTGCTGTTATGCAACGCTCATACCATCTTGCTGGCTCCTATAAGATTCTCGTACAAAATGGTTCGCAGATTCCAGTTGAGAGCTTTAATAACCAAATTGGTACTATTATAAAATATACAGGCGCTCAACCAACCTATATTACTCCACCAATCTTACCACCAGAGTTTTATCGTCAGGTAGATACGCTTATCCAACGCTCATATCAAATCAGCGGTGTTTCACAATTAAGCGCATTCTCACAAAAACCTGCTGGCTTAAACAGCGGTAAAGCCCTTATTGAATATAACAATATTGAAAGCGAACGCTTCCAAGAATTCAGCCAAGATGTAGAACAATTCTTTGTTGATGTGGCTAAATGCTGCATGAGTGTTGCCCGTCAAATTGCTGAAAACAACGCTGGTCATTATCCAGTAAAAAATCCAAATCCTAAAACATTAACTGCTCTTGACCTAAAAGAAATTCGTCTAAAAGAACAAGATTATACAATCAGTGTTTTTCCTGCATCATCACTACCAACTGAACCAGCAGGGCGTTTGGAAGCAATTGATGATCTTGTAAAGCGTGGGCTAATAGATCCAGTAGAACAGCGTGAATTGCTAAACTTCCCTGATATTGAAGCAAACAATACCCTATCTACAGCACAAGATGAATATCTAAAAGAAATCTTTGAAAAGATGCTGGAGGATACAGAATATACCCCTCCAGATCCAC